GCGAGCCGAACGCCGATCACATCGTGTACGAGTTCTGCCGCCAGATGCCGAACCTCGTGGTGCCGGCGAAGGGTCACGACCGGCTCGAGAAGCTGGTCTATGCGTCCCAAATCGACGTGCGCGAGTCTGGCAAGACCATCAAGAACGGGCTGCAGCTCTGGCACGTCGACTCCGACCGCACCAAGAGCTTCGTGCACAACCGGCTGCGCCTGCCGCCCGGCGCGGATGGCACTTGGCACCTGCCGTCGGACGTGACCGAGGACTACTGCCAGCAGCTCGTTGCCGAGGCGCGCTTGGCCGAGCTCAACGGGCACGCGACCTGGGTGCGGCTTCGCAAGTCGAATCACGCGCTCGACTGCGAGGCCATGAACGTCGCGGCCATCCACATGCTCGGCGGTCACATGATGGTGCGGCCGCGCTCGGACGAAAAACCGGACTCCGCCGCGGAGACATCCCCCACGCCCCGCCCGCCATCAACGCGAGCACCTAGCCATGCCGGGGCACGTTGGGCTATGTCTCCGCCGGCGGGGAACGGGAGCAATTTCGTGACGGGGTGGAGGAAGTAATGGCGGCGCCTGGCAGTGGCATCACGGGTCCGCCGAAGAAGATGCGGCAAAACGAGACTCCGTACTGGGAGGACGTGCCGTACACCGACAAGTTCAACAACCAGTACGACTCCGGCTCCTACGTGCTGCAGTACGCCTTCGCAGGTGCGTCCGCCGCCGCCGTCGTGCTCACCGCCGTGCCGACCGCAACGAACGTGGCGGGCCAGGGCTGGATCACCACGTTCTCGCCCGCGCAGTCGGCACTGATGCTGCCGGGCCGGTACAAGTGGCAGGCGATCCTCACCGGCATCCTGATGACGTTCAACGGGACGATCTCGGGCACGGCCCTCACCGCCAACACGTTGCCGACGCAGGCGACGCTCGGGATCGGCGATGTGCTGACCGGCACCGGCGTGACGCTCGGCACGACCATCGTCTCGGGCGCCGGGACTTCCTGGCAGGTGACGCCGTCGCAGTCGGTGGGGCCGATCGCGATGACCGCGCAGCTGCCCTCCCGCGTGAACCCGCTCGAGGGCAACATCACGGTCGAGGTCGACCTCTCGACACTCTCCGGTCCCTATGACGGCCGCACCACGATGCAGATCGGGCTCGCGAACGCCGAGGCCGCGCTCGTCGTGTTCCAGACCTCGGGCGGGCGCATCAAGGCGTACAACATCGCCGGTCGCTCGATGACCTTTCAGGACGACAAGGAGATCCGGGACTTGTGCGACTGGTTCCGCGCGCGCGTGCAGATCGAGGAGGACGTGCTGCTCGGTGGCGACTCGCGCAACATTCGCATCGGCTTCAGCCCGCCGTCCTCTGGCGTGCCGGCGAGCTCGAGCAAGAACTGGCCGTGGTGGTGAAGCTATGAAGTCCAACACCCGACCGCCTCTGAACCCCGGCACCGCCCGCCCTGGCACGCCCGCCGCGCCCGTCAAGGCGCCGCTCGGTCCGCTGCAGCCCAACACCGTGCCGGTTGGCAAGAACTGAAGGAGCGCGCATGAACGTCTCGAAGACCCCGGTGCTGCCCAACAACGACCCGCGCAGGCCCGGCGCGCCGGCGGACAACCGGCCCGTGCCGATCACCGTGCCGCCGAAGCACAAGTGAGGAGGTTTCACGTGGAACGACCACCGACCCCGCAGGAAGAAGCCGAGTACGACGCCTTCGTGGAGCGCCAGGAGAACCCCGACGCCGAGCGGAGCAAGTTCTCGCAGCTCGAGTCGAAGCTCGCCGCCAAGAAAACCAAGGGCGGCAAGCAGAAGATCAAGAACCCCGGCGGCCTGGCCTACGCGATCGGCAAGGCCAAGTACGGAAAGGCCGGCATGGCGAAGAAGGCCGCAGCAGGGAAGGCGAAGGCGAACAAGTGAGGATCCCGTTCTTCAGCAAGCCCAAGCGCACCCGCGCGAAGCGGGCACCGAAGAAGGCCGCGCAGCAGCTGCCTGACTGGCTGACCTACTCGTCCCGCATGTACGCCTCGGCGGTGCCGAACCGCTTCAACCAGGGCTTCCCGTCGTTCAACACGAGCGAGGACCTGGAGCTCGTCAGCAGCTTGCGCAACATGCGCGCCCGCAGCCGCTTGCTCGTGCGCGACGCCGGGTTTGCCAAGAGCTGCAAGCGGGCGATCGTGGACAACGTCATCGGCACCGGCGTCCGCGTGCAGGCGGCGGTGAAGACGGCGCGTGGCGGCTACAACGACCGCGTCAATGACGGAATCGCCGATGCCTGGGCCAAGTGGATGCACGCGCCGAATTGCCACACGGGCGGCGCGCTGCACTTCCATGACATGGAACGCATGCTGATGGGCCAGGTGTTCGAGGCGGGCGAGGTGTTCATCCGCATCCACCGCGGCCAGAAATTCGGCTGGTCCGAGGTGCCGATCGCGCTCGAGGTCATCGAGCCCGAGCGCATCGTGGACGGCTATGCGTATCCAGGCGCCGTGAGCGTCAAGTCTGGTGGCGTCAGGCTCGGCATCGAGACGGACAAGTTCAAGCGCCCGATCGCGTACTGGATCCGCGACCTCCATCCCGGCGACATCCGCTTGAACCTCGAGCAGTCGGACGCCGTGACGAGGGTCGATGCGGCGGATGTGATCCACATCTACATCATCGACCGCTGGCCGCAGACGCGCGGGATCCCGTGGCTCCATGCCGCGGCCGCCAAGGTGCAGGACGTCAACGGCTACACGGAAGCCGAGATCATCGCGGCGCGTGGCTCGGCATCCTACCTCGGCATCATCGAGACGCCCGAGCCCTCGGCCTCGCTCGCGCAGCAGGCGCCCGACAACACGTACCAGATGTCGGTCGAGCCTGGGATCTGGATGCGCATGAAGCCGGGCGAGAAGGCGAACTTCATCACGCCGAACCGTCCGACGAACAGCTTCGACCCCTTCATGCGCTTCATGCTGCGGGAAATCTCCGCCGCGGTGGGCGTCAGCTACGAGGCGGTGTCTCACGACTACTCGCAGTCGAACTACTCCTCGACGCGGCTCTCGCTCTTGAACGAGCGCGACGTGTGGAAGGCGCTGCAGTCGTGGTGGATCAGGTCGTTCCGGCATCGGCTGCACCGCGAGTGGCTCAAGATGGCTGTGATGGCGCGCGCGATCCCCGAGATCGACATCATGGACTTCGGCGCGACGCCCGAGAAGTTCCTCGAGGCGAACTTCCGCCCGCGCGGCTGGAGCTGGGTGGACCCGACGAAGGAAGTGCAAGCCTACGTGCAGTCGATCAAGTCGGGCCTGCGCACGCTCACCGACGTGATCGAGGAGACCGGCGGCGGCATGGATCTCGAGGAGATGATGAAGTCGCGCGCCGCGGAGCTCGAATACACGCGCGAGCTCGGCATCCCGCTCGACACATCGCCCATCGTCTACGTCTCTGCCGAGACCCGCGGCCAGATGGTCATGAAGGAAGACGGCACCGTCGTGCCGGCCGCCGAGGTCGCGGCCGAAGTGCAGCAGAAGTTTAACCTAGCGGCGCAGGGCGTCACAGCACCGGCAGCGCCTGCCGCCGGCAATCCGCCCGATCCTGAGTCGGTTGAGGAGCCAGGAGGCGCTGAGGGTGAGGACGAGGACGAGGAAGGCGCGGGCGAGCGCAACGTGGTGTCGATCATCCGGCGCAACGCCCGGCAGCTCTGAAGGAGAGGCTTATGGCTGAAGAGACATTCGAGTACGACGAGTCAGCGCGCTGCGCGACCATGACCATGCAGGGCGGCAGGCCCTTCAAGCTGTCGAACGTGTCGAAAGAGCGCGCGGAGGTGTTCTTCAAGCGCTTGAAGGACGAGGCCGCCGCGATGGCGGCGCGCGGCCAGGCGGGCGACCCGCTCACCTTCTCGGGCCTCGACGGCACGGTGGTGCGCCATGGCTGATGACCGCACACGCAAACTTTCGTTTTCGTCTGAGCGAGCGGTAGTCCCCCGGTGGTTCGGAGGCGAGATCCTCGACCACAGCCCTTCGGCGGTGCGCACGGAGTTTCTCAATTCCGGTCGCGCACCGCTGCTTTTAAACCACGACACCTCGGCGCAGCCGATCGGGGTGGTCGAGAAGGGCTCGGTGCAGATCGGCAAGGACAAGATCGGCCGCGCGCAGGTGCGCTTCGGTCGCACTGGGAGCGCGGCGGATGCGCTCACGAACGTGGACGACGGCATCCTCGCCAACACCT